TGAGTAGTCGCCTGACTCTGCTTCTGGCATCAAAGGCACTTCAACGAGGCCGATACCAAAAGGTGCAAGACCAGTTGCACCAGCACCACCGTTTGCACGCATTGCGCCGTTCAAGAAGGCGAGATCGCCAGTCGTTGAGCCGGGGCTTGGTGCGCCAGCGGTTGCCTCAGTTGCCGAGTTCGGGTTCTGAAGCGAGTAGATTGCGTCTTGGACAACGCCCGGGCCAGTGAAGAAACGAAGTTCGTTACGACGCTGGAGGTACTTGCTAGGAAGGTTACGAAGAACACGGTCGAAAACCGAACGTGAAACATTGTCACCAGCCTCGTCAACCGTTGTACCGGAAGCGAGAGCAAGCTTAACAAAGCCGTCAAGGGCTTTGAGCAGGGTGTTGCTTGACGAGGTGTTGCCGTTGATAAGAAGGTCATCAAGATCGTTAGCGGTCTGGCGAGCCATGACCTGAGCAAGATGATCCTCAAGTGAGGCACCCTCAATATTGTCCTCAAGGGACTCTGTTGAGATCTCCCAATCAAGACGAAGCTTGACGCTGGAGAGTGAAACCTTTGAGAAGGTTACTGCTGCGTTGGAACCATCATCGGTTGCCTCCGTAGCCTTACGCATAATGCGCGTACCAACCGAAAGCTTGTCGATATCCATGCTTGACGCACGCATACGGACAACACGGCTGTTTTGCATAAGAACAGACTGATCGACCACAAAATCGAGGAAACGATTCGACTGTTCAGCATTGAGAAGACCGCCCGAAGCGCCACCCACAACAGAGGTGGTGACTTCATTAGCCTTTGCTAGAATTTCTTCTTGAGTTGCCATTTTATATATTCCTCCTAATCACGACTCATAGCCCAGAGCCTTGACTAGCTCTTGTGGCAAATACATGTTGTTCCAGAAAGAAGGAGCTGACTTGCGGATTGTATCCTCGTCGCCCTCATCTTCATCGCCGTCTGGATCGACGCTTTTCTTAACTGCACCGGCAGCGGCAAAAGCCTCTACCTTTTCAGTCTGCTCAGCAAGTGTAGCTTCGGCTGAAGCAAGCTTCTGCTCTAGCTCTTCACGCTGTGCGTCTGCACTCTTGGTGACCTCTTCGATCTTAGCATCCATTGAAGCCTCAACCTCTTCCTTAAACGAAGCGGCGAAGTCAGTGAACTTCTGATCAATGACCGAACCAAGAGCATCTTTCAAGATATCAATATCCATTTGATCCTCCATTTGATCTGTATCCGCCTCAACCTCAGATTCAGTTGAAGCTTCTTCAATTTCGACAGACTTTTGTACGTCTGACTCTTCCTCAACTGTTAGCCAGTTGACGAATCGCTTTAACAAAGAAAGTTTCTCTTCAGCAGACGTATCCATCTCTGATACCTTAGCATAATTTTCATCATTATGCAAAGACTTCTCAACGTCTTCCAAAGTTGTACCTTCCTCATTAAGAACTTGTTCCAAAATATCTTCCATTTCAGTGAACTCCTTAATAATATCATCATTACATGTCCCGCATCCGCAAGAACACGAAATTTCTTTTTCTAAGTCTGTATCGTCATCAAATTTGCGTGTGCAGTTATCTAGTTGACGAACTTTTGATCTTGCCCAGACCCAACCCGGAGTACCACCCCAAAGGTTCCAAGCAATCCTTCCATTAGACGGATAGCCTTTATCACCCGGATCGGCACCTGTTGCTCTTAAGTCAACAGCGTGTCTTGGGAAATATCTTGCTACCTTTCTAACGAACTCTGGAGAAACAGTACCGCCTTGAGCCAGCCTTCTAGCTGATCCCATACCGACACTCGTTCCTCCACGACCATGCTCTTTTCTTTGATCCAACCCAACCTGAGCCATTCTTTGAACGGACTTAGGGATAGTTAGATTAATATCATTGCAATCAATTTTTAAAATGTAATCAAGTTGTTCAGCAGTATCAAACTTGACAATATCAATAACAGCAGCTGGATTTGCAGGATTATCTACAAGACTCAACTCACCGAGTTCATATTTCTTAATTACATTAACAGGACGACCACGGAACATCTTTTCTGCATCAATCTGCTTGTCAAGGATTTTACCCCCAACAGAAAATGATCGAAGTGTGCCGTCAAGAACTTTTTCCCAAGTGTCCTGAGCGCCCTTAGAAATATACGCTTCTACTTGCATTGCATTGTAGTCTTCACCATTAGCCCCTTTTACCTTAACAGGCTTGTAACTAATAGCTTTACCTACAGCGATTGGAGCGTGCATCTCACGGATGTTCCCGGTCCAATTTTTAAATGCTTCGATAGAAGCTTCGAACTCAATAAGATCTCCAGCCTTATCAATATTATCAGCAGTTGCAATGCCGACAACAATGCGCTCTTCCCGCTTAATCATATCGATGGGGAAGGAAAGGTTTAAATCTTCCATAGTAAATATAGGATACCACAAAAATATTTATTTTGTATAAACTAAATACCCATCCATTGAAGGACATCTCTATCCGAAGAGGCGGTAGGTGTTGATGGTCCAGTATCAGATACAAAATATTGAATATCACCATTGTTATCTTTATAGAAAAGATAACCGTCGTTATAGTTTATAGCAAGCTCACCATGTTCCAAGCTAGATGGGCTACTAGAAGACGTACCTGAATTTTTTAACTTTATGGTGTTAGCCACCTAGTCCCCCTTAGAATGTTCCCCCATCAAAGGTGACACCATCAATAGATCCACCAGTAATTGTAACACTACTTGAAGCCTGCGTAGCCATCGTACCCAAACCAAGAGTGGTTCGTGCAGTTGTTGCATCAGCATCATCAATCAATGACCTACCAAACGAGGTCAAAGTTGCAACAGAAGCAGTATCCGCTGCTGTAAAATAAATCATCCTGTCAGCAGCAGTTGTTAGAGAAGCAATTGAATCTAGACCTGCATCATATGCTTGAACGTGAGTACCAATTGCAAGACCAAGATTATTTCTGGCATTGATCGCAGTAGTTGCTCCAGTACCACCATAAGCAACCGCTACAGCAGTACCTTGCCATACACCTGTTGCAATTGTACCAACAGTTGTAAGACTTGAAGTCGTAATACCAGAACCAAGACCGCCACTATCAAGAACCTTTGTTCCACCAATTCGATATTCTTTATTAGAATCAATATCGATGTGCTCAGAAGATGTCCAAGAGTCAGTGGCATTCAACCAGTTGAAAGTATGATTGCTTGTACCAAGAAGCGTAATACCACCACCATCAGCAGAAGCGTCTGAGGGGCTAGCGACATTAGCAAGGACAATGTTTTTATCTTCAACATTAAGAGTTGCTGCATCAATTGTAACAGTTGCGCCACTGACAGTAAGGTCTCCAGTTACAGTAAGATTGCGACCAACAGTCAAGTCTTGGACAACAGAAACATCGTCCGGCAAACTAAGAGTTACCGCACCAGTTGAAGCGCTAGCAGAGATCTTACCAGTAGTTCCACTAATCGATGTGACACCAGAGTTTGTAATAGTGGCAGTAGACCCTTCACCAGCAGTGTGAGCAACAGAAATACCAGTACCAGCAGCAATATCAGCCATATAGTTACCGGTGGTATCAGTACCAAGAGCGACCGAGTTAGCAGCAATAGTTGCAGTAAGAGTTGTATTACCAAGATTAGTAACAGTTGCACTACCAGTCAAATCACCCGCAAGGGTCAATGTAAAATCATCAACATTAAGAGCAAGCGTTCCAGCAGTATCATCGTAAGTAGCTGCGATACCGGAGTGTGTTGCTCCAGTAATCATAGTTGAAGCAGTATCTTCAATGTATTCCTGCAAGCCGGTCACAGCAGACGTTGCAATAGCAATATTTGTGTCAGAAGCAGCAGTAAGACGACCTTGAGCATCAACAGTAAAAGTAGGAACGGCGGAGGCTGAGCCGTAACTAGCCGCTGTCACAGCGGTATCATCAAGATCAATAGAAATTTGATTATTAGAAACAGTAGTAGTAATGCCAGTATCGCCAGCAAAAGTTAAAGTATCAGTACCAACAGTGACATCATCATTAACACCACTATCAGCAGCAATGGTCAAAGTTCCACCAACACCTGCAATAGCAGCATCTACATAAGCAGTAGTAGCAACCGAAGTTGAGTTATCACTTTGAGTTTTAGTCGCTGCCGTAGCAGATGACCCCAAAGCAACCGTGCCAGAAAAAGTTTTTGCACCAGTAATTGTTTGAGTCGATGACAGATCAGCAAAAGCACCCGTACCACCGATTGAAATGACAGTGTTAGCATCACCATTAACATCTGTACCTGTACCATAATACAGAACATTATCCACTTCATTAAATGCTAGCTCAGCATTTTTGAGACTAGACGGAGCGCCTGAAAGACCAGTTGCCCTCCTTTTAATTCGAATTGTATTCGACATTAGAAATTACCTCCATTTAAAAACATCCCTGTTGATGGATGTCTATGATCAGCCCTTGCTGCTAATAAACTTGTACCGGCAGAACCAGTATTTGAAAGCTCAAGAGGAATTTCATCAGAAAATCTTGGAGCAGCACCTAGGCTTAACGTTGCAGGAGCAGCCTGCAACACTGTTGCTTCAGCAGTAGTGTATGTAACCGTTGTCGCTTGAGCATTAGACACAGAGATCGCTGTAGCCTGAGAGTTTAGAACAGAAACTGTTGTAGCAATATTGCCATTAACCGAAAGAATACTTAGATCACCGGCACGAATTGACAGACTTGTAGATTCAGCTGTATCTAAAGTAAGACTTGTAGAGTCTGTCGCATAAATTTGAACCGTTGTTGCTTGCGAACTCATCTCGTTACTTCACCAGTTACGGTTACACTCCCAGACATTATTGTTAAAACAACAGAGCCATTTGTTTCTTGCAAGTCATAAACGTATGTACCAGCAGCAATATTAGATGTTTGTGCAGCAGATAAACTAAATCTCATCTGCCCACTACCTGCTGATACAATCTCTGTTGTAAATGTTGCCGTAACATCACTTGACCCAGCAAAAGGTCGAATCTGTCCAGCATAAGATCTACTTGTAATATCAATAGCAGTATTTGACGAATCATTCAACGTCACATCATGCGTATAAGTGTCACCTTGATAAATAGAAATATTTCTTTCAGCAGCCATTCACAAACCTCAATTAAATTATATCAGCGATCAGCCTATAGCGAATACACCAATAGAAGCACCAGCGGTCACTACTTCAATAGTATTATAGTCACCATAAACTTCTAAATAATTATGAACATGCCCCTGAGAGTCTGGTAGAACAACTGAATGTTTCCCGTTCAATTTAACTTCAACCCAATCGTTTGTATCACGATTGACAAGATAAATTGCATAAGTATGATGAGAAATAGCCTGCTCACCGTCAGTATCACTCAAGTTAGTATTTGAATAAACGATATGTCCTTCACTCATTGTGTATTTCCTCCTGTATCTTGGTTTTGACCTCGCTCTGCTTGGTCACCAGTAGTTCTTGGATCAGTTGATCCTTCCGGCGAATCTGCTCTAGCATTTCTTGGTACAGCAGATTCATTATTAGTATTACCGGGAGGAGCACCCGGGCCACTGCCGCCCTGCTCCTTCTTAAGCTTTGTTGGGAAAGGCAAAGGCTCGTCGCCATCAGTCCTTTCCGGCATATTCAAATCATTACGGACTTCATTCGGCGTAATAACTTCGGTACGCAAATACCTGTCATGAATCCTAGACTGAATATCCTCATCGACCAAATCAATACGTTCAAACTTGATAGAAACCAGATCTGTGAACTCAGAGATAAGTCTGCCAAGTTTCTTCTCAATAACAGATTGATCCGGACCAATAACTTGAGTCTTGAACGTCTTGTCAGCATCTCTAGAAACCGCAAGGTTAGCATTGTCATAGACACCTACCTTCGGGGCGGGAACCCTGTTAGCAACAAGAATTTCATCCCGGTTTGACTTGCGGTACTTGTCAAATGATGCATCCTGAATACCTGCTTCAAGTTTCTCAAACTTGATATCGGTATCACCACCAAGAGATGCTGGGAGAGGAACAATCAACGTTCCATGATTTCTACCCTTTACCTCTTGACGGAAATAATTGACCAACTCCTGCTTTGAACGATTGCTAAGCTTTGCACCCTTAACAATAATTGCATAACGAGGAATAGCCTTGTTTTCAAAGTAATCAATATTATACTCTTTAGCAAACTTATCACCAATAATCGCCGCAGCAGCAGAAACGCTTGACGGAATACCATAATAAGTGTTATTTGGTGAGTAAATCTTAAAATGAATTACTTCGTTTGGATTAGGATCAGAATTAATCGGATCTTCCATTTCAGTGTCCTGAAAGTTTCTAAAGAACACTGCTTGAATCTTGTTGCTCTTAGCTATCTGGACATAGCCATCACGATGACGACGAACTCTCATCAATGTAGATGGAATGTGACCAATATAGCCGATCTCGCCAGAATTAGTTCTACCGATCTCCATATAACCATTCCCGGTAGTTAGTACGTCAAGCCATACTCTTGTAATTGTTTCAATAAAAGTTTCTTCTTCATTAAAATCTTCAAATTTTTGCTCCAGATCCTGTCGGGTATCTTGAATAGCCTTCCTGACTCTGGCGAGCCTTTCAGGGTTTCCTTGAGCCTTCTCAAGTCTTCTCTTTGACTTAAGAGTTTCAGGGAAAGTATAGCCTAACCCAACCGTATTCATAACTCTAGCATTTATAGCAGCATTGTGAATTGCACTAGAGTCATACAGATCAGCAAGCGTTTCTAAATCATAAGGAGGAGTCACTACATCATAAAGGGAATATCCATCCAATTCTTCTGGATCAATGTACTTACCGGCAGCGCCTTCAACGCCATCATACTTCTTAGCAAGACGAGTAGCTTTACGCTTCATCCGTGAAGACAAAGATACATACTTTACTTTCTTAAACGGATCAGCAGACTCTGTTTTCCTAATTGTTTGAAAGTAATTAATATCATCAATAAACTCTTCAGAGTCACCGTCTTCCATATGGATCATTTCACCTTTCATTATCTTCTCCTGTTAAGCTCTTTACGAACAGCGGCCTCAATAATGTCTTCATACGGATCTGGGTTTAGACCAGCCGCAAGTCGCTCCGCTTGATCGTCTTTTTCAGAGGCAGTGACTTTTCTAGCCCCGCCCACCCAAGTTGCGTAGCCCTCTTCACTTCCAGTCCAATATTTAGCGGCCTGCGTAACTTGCTTTTCTACATTCTTATCATTCATAACACCTTCAGCACACAAAACACCGTCACCATCAGACAACGGCTTTCCATTAGGCATAATCCAAATGCAGACACCATATGCCCTTTCGGGCACATAAAGCTCTTTTTTCTTTACGTAATCATCAATCATCTTAGACATTCTACACCACACGGTGTTCAAAAGCATTAAATAAAGACAAAAAGCGTACCATTACGGTACGCTTTTCGCCATTCACTGGTCAATCTTGAACTACCTGATCGGACAAGCCCCGCCTTCACACTCAAGATCTTCAAGAGCATACTCGTTGATCTCATCAACGAACGTAATCTCTTTAATCTTTCCTTTGAGACGAGTATATTCTTCTTTTGAAATTTCCTCATACGGGGCAAGAGCGAATCCGTGATCACTGTGAAGAAGGAAAGAGACTGACTTCAACCGATCCTTATAATTCTTCTTCATCCATTCCTGAATCTCAGGCAACTCTTCTTTGTGATAATACACAGTTACAGAGACATTGTTGTCAGCCCAAGCAGCCTGCGCTTTAGCAACCCACTCCAACTGATCAACTGCCGTTAGGTCTTTGGCAAGTACAGCGTGCTCAGGAGTCTCACATGGGAACGAAACAACATGAACACTATGGTTCTCCTTGCCATCGAGACCAATATCATATTGGACATCGTAACCTTTTTCACGACAGTAATTCACAAGAGGATCGCTGCTTCCCATACGAACTCTACGAATATAGTACTCAGAATAAGCAGGGTGAATACCCGGAGTCACACCAGCAAGAAGGCTAAGCGTTCCAGAAGGCTTAACAGTCGTCAACTTGATTGACTTATTAATACCCTTTTCTGCTGACCACTCCTTATCGTACTCTCGCAGTTGCTCATAGCAATCAGAGATCCAAGACAACTGCTCTTCGGTTGACTGCATCCAGCCAGTGATGCCCTGACCCAGACGGCGGTTACGAGAAATAACAGCCTGCGACTTAGCATAAGGATATGAGAGAGTAGTGATGGCCTTCTGAGTCTTGTACAACAAGCGACTAAGATCCATCAACTCTTCTTTGCTTTCAACATTAGGCAAGAAAATCTCCGCAAGATTACAAGGCTCCCCATCCTCAAGACCAATCTCACCACATGGGTTTGTACCAATTACTTTGCTGTCATTGACTTTTTCACCCGTGCGACCAGTCTTACGAATAAGCTGACGATTAATAAGTCCGTAAGGCTCACCTGTGCCATCATATCCCTTCCAGAATTCGTCAATAATCTCATCATACGAATCAGCAAAAATTGAGTTATTTGAGTTTCCACGCCATGCAGGAATGTCACCCTTAGACCAATTCTTTGCACGCAGATACAAGAAGTCATCCGGATCACCAATAGCAATCTGTGCTGAACGACGAGCAGAACCTGCCACAACAATTTTACCAATAATATTACAAATATCTAGAGCATCAACAGAACGAATCTTCTTACCGGCACGATCATCAAGAATCTTACAAATATCAGCAATACCCTCAATCAAAACTTCAGGACCAGAAGCAGTCCCACCAAAAGTCTTAAGTGGTGCGCCAAACCCTCTAATCAAAACAGTGCTGTAAACAAACGACTCTCCAGTGTGGAAATAGCTCTGAAGCACCTTTCCAAGAAGAGCAGACCAGCCCTGACGAGAATCAGGAACAATGAAGTCAGCATCATTCGTTCTCTCATGAACAATGCCCTCAACCTCACGCACCTTGGGTAGATCATGAACAATAGCTCTCTCAACAGAGAAACCAACTCCGCCACCGACCATAAGGTGATCCATCAAAAACTGAAAATCTTCAACCTTTGAAATAGTAGTCATCCAGCAATTAACCAAAGATACACCACTCATTTTACGAACAAGAGGTGTACCCAATTGCCACAAAGCACGACCTGCAAAAATACCTTTCAAATTGAAGATATAGTCAAACAAGCGCTCCGCTTCTTCTTTAGTGTATCCAGCACCAATTTCTTGAGCACCATTGATTGCCCTAGCAATCGTCTCAAACCAATACTCCTTACGACCAAGAGCTTCCAAGTCTCTTGAATAAGTACGACGGTAAACAATCTCCCCCATACCATTAAAACCCCAAGGCGGGGTCTTATCTGTATACTGAGCAACAAACTCAGGTGTAATAACATTTTCCATAAAGCCTCCTAAAAAGTGATAGACAACAATAGTACCAAGCACGGCGTGCTGGATAAAGAAACGGTACTAGGGAAGATTAAAAAGAATTTTCAAAATTTTCCAACCGTGCGATAATCATATCAGCGACGGCGGACCAAGATTGCGTTTCGTGAAGAATTCTTGCGGATTGCAAGGTATATCTTTTAAAATCATCATATTCATTCACGACATGCACCAATAAATCACACAACTGATCATAATCAGGCAATGCCCATTGACCAACATCTTCTTTATAAATATGCTTGTGTTTTAGAGCATCACCCCAACTTGCTTCTAGCGGTATAGAGTACCGTGCAAAATCAGCAGTGCCGGTTAGATTTGTAACAATACTAGGCATACCAGTTGCAATGGCTTCAAATGGAATCATACCAAAACCCTCTCCGCTACTAGGATAAATCAAACAATGACATTTATGATAAACAGCAAGAAGTTGATCTGTGTTTAAACTTTGCGGTATACCAAAAATCTGAGGATGTTCAATTGCAGGAACAATCTTACCATCAACATAAGTTTCTGCATTACAATAGCCATTGTATTTTAATATAAGCTTATAAAACGGATTACCCTCATACACATCTAGGAATGCATCAACAGCCATTTGTGCATTTTTTCTGAGAGAGTCACCACCAATATGTAAAAAATTAAAACTATCTGTAACCTCTCTGTCTATAATCTCAAACTCTGAGGATATACCGTGGGGGATAACATAAATATTGTGATGCAAGTTATTTTTTTCGTAAACTTCTTTTACAAAATTAGAAGTAGCCCAAAGCTCATCACACTGAGACATTGGGTATCTCCAAGACTCAGGAACTTTTGTGCTTTCCCAAGGAGTGTAGCCAACAGTGTATTCATGCTGAAGTTGGTAATAAATAGGCTGACAGAAATTGACATGAAAGGGTATATTTTTTCTGTTGTAGAATACTCCTACTTCCCGGTCTTGCAAAGCCCTAATGGTTGCAATAGCAGCGTTGGGATAGCCTTGACTATGCCACATGTCGCCAGAGACATCTGTACTGCCCGGAGTGAACCAACTTATTTTTTTCATAAACCTAACTACTTAGTATAACTCTCAATTTCGATGCATTTGACTCCTTTTGCAATTAATTTGTCAGCATCTTCTTTTGTAAGTTCACAAGTAATCGGTGTGCCTCTAAAAACACACCTTGTTGCGCCAAGATAAAATCCGTCGCACTTCATAATCGAAATAAAATCAGAGTCTAAAACAGCCGCTGGTCCACAATCATCAGACTCTACAATTGCAATGATATGCATAGTTATATATTACCACCTAGTTAAATAAATAGATATGTAACTGGTGTATCGCGTATTTAGTATAACCAGTATAACGTGACACTAGCATGATCTGACGGACGATGTGGAGTTTTGAGAAATTTTTTTCCTCTTTCAGAACCACGAAGCGAGTACAGCTGTGCTAGCATCACTTTTATGACTGATAATAGAATAATTCCAGTTTTAAATGCGGGGAGCGTCAAGCTGCTTGACTGCTTTGGTTCAGATGTTGACATTGTAAACTCCGCTCGGGTCAGTTTTGCAGCATATCAAACAGAGATGGATGAGAAGGGTGCTGGACTGATTAACTTTTTGATGAGAAACAAGCACGCCACACCGTTTGAGCATGTTGTGTTTAAGTTTTACATTAAATGTCCCATTTTTGTCGCAAGAGAGTGGTTCCGCCATCGCTGGTCATCATTCAATGAAATGAGTATGAGATACTATGTTCCAGATAATTTAGACTTCTTTTATCCATCTGAAGATGCTATCAGAAAGCAAGTTGGTAAACCGGGAAGCTATAGTTTTGAACAAATTGACGATCCAGCAGTATATGATTTTGTTACAGAATCTTTTGAATCTGTTTACAGACAGGCTGAATCTGCTTACTATGAGATGATTGATGCAGGGATTGCAAAAGAAATTGCACGAAGCGTGTTGCCAGTAGGACAGTATACTGAGTTTATTTGGACAGTAAATTTAAGAAGCCTATTAAACTTTATCTCACTACGTAATGATGAGAATGCTCAAAAAGAAATTAGAGAATATGCCGACATTGTAGAGAGATTAGCTACGGTGTATGTTCCACAAACAATTAGCTCTTTTATTGAAAATAACAGAGAGGCTATTTAGTGAGAATTGTTCCATACGATGGCGATGAAAGCATAGAAGATTTAGATACATTAGGATTAATAATTAAATCAGTGCCATTTGAAGGCGGATATGTTGCAGCTTACAGCATGGTTGCTCCAGCTGATGATTACTTTATTAGAATCGATGAAGTTAATGCATTAATGGACGGCGTTGAAATTGCTAGAGAAAAGCTGGATGAGCTTATTGCAATTATGCTACAAGGCAAAATAGCAGAACGTATGATGCAATCAGAAGATGATGTTATAATATACGATCAAGAAGAAGAGGTGGATGAAGATGATAATGGGAAAGGTGATTAAGGATTTTCCGTATCCGGAAAAACTCTGTCCTTATTGCAACTCTAAGTTGCAACTAGTTAACGCTATTCATTACGAAAATGATCCTTATCATTTTAAAGCCTTGTATTTAGATCCTAATCCCAAGTGCTCCGTGTATGATGAAGGAGCAATGCAAGCTTATGCAAAAGTTTATTACTCCTCAGAAGAAGCGTATTGGTATTACGGAGATGTAAAAATCCCTGTACAGCGATGGAATCGCGACGACCTCTATACTATTTACCAATAATCTGGTAAAATTGAACTACTATGCCAGTAGGAAAGTGCTCAGACAACGGAAAACCCGGTTTCAGGTTTGGAGATTCGGGAAAATGCTACACATATACTGAAGGAGATGAGGTCGGAATGGAACGTGCTAGAGAAAAAGCCCGTGATCAAGAACGAGCCGCTTATGCTTCAGGTTTTACAGGAAAGTCGTATGGCGACACAGATTACGACTTTTTAAATGACATTCTTCTCGCAGAAGAAGTTATGGGGTATGAAGAGTTTCTTAAAGAAGTTCACATGCCACCAGATGACCAAGAAGAAGAGGGTCACGACCACGATTATCTGGACATGCTTGATCCAGAAGAAAGAATGTTTGCCAACGCTCTTCTTGCTATTACAGAGAAATATGGCAAGTTTAACGCCGATGATGAAGGTGTGTGGGTCGGTTATACTTCAGCAGAAGATAATGAAGATAGAGAAATTGGTGTTAAGTGCGCTAACTGCGCCTTGCATGAATCAGAAAAGGTTTGCAGGATTATTTCTGCACCTATTGAACCCGGTGGTTATTGCCGTCTAGCTGTAATCCCTAAAGGGTATGTTGACCCTTCGGCTGACGAGGATGACGATGATGTGAGTAAAGTCACATATGGTCGTCCGGGGCGCAACGACCCTCGCAAGACACCGGCTAAGCCTTCTGAGAGGCGAAGTGGTTCTGGTCGCAACCGTAGGGGGTCGGCTGAGTCCGGTTCCTCTGTCACCTTCTCAGAGGCTGTGACAAACTCTCTTAAGACTAAGATGGAGAATCATAACAAAAAGCATGATGCTGCATCTAAGCGTGCTACACTGTCAGCACTGAAGGCAGTTTATAGGCGTGGGGCTGGGGCTTTCTCAACCTCGCACCGTCCGGGCATGACAAGAGGACAGTGGGCAATGGCTAGAGTCAATGCTTACCTATACCTCCTCCGTAATGGAAGACCGTCTAACCCGAACTATACTACAGACAACGATCTTTTGCCGAAGGGTCACCCCAGAAGCAAGAAGTAATAAGGAGATAAAAATGATCATTAATCTACCCTACGACAATGTTGAAATGATGAAATCACATCATGACAAGATGAAGTCGTGGAACGAAAACATGGCGAAGCAGCATGAAGCAGCAGCCCTATGGCACCAGCAGCAGATTGAAGAGCTTGAAAAGGCTATGATTCAAGTTCCACTTAATCCTGAAGAGAAGCCAGCACCTTCTGCTGGTGGACAAGCCGGTGGCGACACTGGTGAGGATACTTCGTCGGCTCCCGCACCTGTTCAAGTTCCACTTGACCCAATGAAGAAGGCTGATCTTATCAGCATCCTTCAGGATCATGAAGCAGAATTTGGTGGGTTCGACCGCCCTGTTGAAGAGATTGTAAATAACATTATTGGTGCATGATGGACACAACGGCTTTCTCAGCAATAATTGTTGCATTAATTACAACAGTTGGAACTGTGCTAGTCGCATTATTTAACTCTCTTCGCAAGGAAAACAGAGCAGATCACAATATTGTTCGACAAAAACTTGAAGAACTTCGTCAAGATGTTAAAGATGTAGATCATAAACTTGATGACCACATCAACTGGCATTTAGACGATAAGTGATATAATAGGTTTGTGACGGACCTTCTGGCTATAAGTATTTCGTAAGATTATTTATGGTGTGGGAGGTCCGTCACTTTTTATTTGATCATGAAGTTTAAATTTTATCCCGTCGTAGAACTTTTTTGGAAAGATCACTACAGCCTTGGTGATGAGTGGTATTATGAATCACCGGAGGCCGATGCTCGCATCATTTCAGCAACAGGGTATTTGGTCGCAGAAGACGACGACTACTATTATGTGTGCTGTAATTACGACTTTGGCAACGACAGCTATTCTGGCGGAACTGCTGTTCTTAAGAACTGTGTTGTTAAAAGAAGAGTGCTAAGTAGAGGTAAGTTTAATTATGATCAGTTTTCAAGAAAAAGAAAGACTCGTAAGAATCGTAAATCAGAGCTACCAGCCACAGAAACCGGAACATGGTAGAGCTGGTTATTGTGTAATCACTGGATATTACGATGGCAAATCTCTGTCGGAGATTTGTGCTTACTATATGATCTCAGAAGAAGATGGTAGGCATTGGTGGGATCACTTTGGTTTCAATGAAGAAATGTCAAAGCCCACCAAGAAGAAGAGCAAAAACAAAGCATCGGTTATTTTTGACTATTTAAAGAAAAGAGCCGGAGAAGAGGTTACTGTTAAACAGTTTACCGAAGAGTGCTCTATCAGTTCACCCACTGCTTACAAGTTTATTAACGAGAATGTGGGTTGGTTTAAAAAAGTTAAAAGAGGTGTTTATGAAATCGTGGACGGAGATGAAGAAAGAAGAAAAGCGAAAGCTAAGTAGGGTGAGAGAAGAATATTGGGAACAGATGTCTATCGCCACAAAGGTTTCAACAGCGGTCAGAGATCTTGAAGCACACAACAAAGAACTTATGTTGAAGCTGGCTAATGCCTATGAGGAATTAGAAGAATTACAAGAAGCCTACTATGGTCTTTTGAACGAAAGAAAGAGGAATAATGGACACTATGGTTAAAACATGGCAGGATGCCGCAGAAGTAGCGGTATCAGAAATTTACGATATGGCTATCCCTTCCGGCACAGCTACCGTCGGCACTCTTATCAGATTTATGCGTCATCGCTTTGATGTGTCATTAGCGGCGATAGATAATTACAATTATGTTACAGAAAAGTCATTAGTTAATGATGGTCAAGTGCTATGGTCATTTGTGGGTAGACATGCTTTAAACATCTTAACGATTACCGGATGGAGACCAGACAAGCAAGAAATGATTGCTACGCTTATCCGTAAACAGAAAGATTATGGTCCTGAGAACATTGCCAGATTCGGCAACATTGGTTTGCTCATCAGGATGCACGACAAGATTGCACGGCTAGAGAATATTTATGCCAAATGCGACGGTGAGTTTAATACTGCTGTTAATGTAAATGCCGTGTCCGATGAAACCATTATTGATACCCTCATTGATATTATGGGGTATTCAGCAATTGCGTTGATGTGGTCAACTATCGATGAGGAAGGAAACCGGCCTTTCCTTTACGAAATGAGCGAGGGTGTCTAATTCATCTAACGAAGGTAAGCTTTGGACTAAAGAAAAAGTACAAGCCTACCTGCATAACACACCCAACCCTAAGTTTCTGGATGTTGGAACCGGGCAAGGCACATACCATAATCTTTTAAGCCAGTTGTACCCTAACGCACAATGGACAGGTGTAGAGGGATATAAGCCTTACATTGAGGGGTTTAAGCTTAGAGAGAAGTATCATGTTATGCATCATGCCGATGCCCGTGAACTTTACGGCAAAAACATTGATGTTTCTCAGTTGCATTACGATGTGGTATTTTGCGGTGACGTATTAGAACACATGACAAAAGAGCAAGCAGTGGCGCTCGTCGAAAAACTAAAGTTGTGTTGTGGTGTTTTGGTTATTTCTATTCCTATTATTAGATGGCCTCAGCATGATGAAGTGAACCCGTTTCAGATTCATGTGAAAGATGATTGGTCGCATCAAGAAGTTATGGAGTCGTTCAGCGATGTCACAGCGTTCTTTGTAGGTTCCGCCATAGGGGTCTATATTGTCGCAGGAGACCGTTTCACACAAGGAGAGCAATAATGGTCCAATACAACCTTATAAAACGACATGAGCAAAAATGGGTGCAAGCATGTGAAGCCCTCGCACCAATCTTTTCCACATGCTCAAAACGGCAATACTTCGCCGTCATTGTTGGCAGCAACAAAAGACTAATCTCCCAAGGATACAACGGGTCACCGCCGGGAGCACGCCATTGCACACAAGGAGCATGTCCCCGAGCACAACAAAACTC